TTCGTGTCCGACTTTTCCTGCGGAATGTACTCTACTACAATGTCACGACCAGCCTTCGGGTCGGTGATATCACCGTAGTCAGGGTCAGCGATGTACGAAAGAAGGTCCTGATAGACTGTCTTACCGAATGAGAAGAAACGAACACCCTTGCTCTCTTCACCACGAACGATGATAGGAACATACGTACGGAGCTTCGGACGGAAAGCACGTGACTGCGAATACGCAGCCTTCTCGGCGTCACGACCCTCACGGCGTGCATCTTCAACTAGCTTGTCTGCGAATTCCGCGATAGGGTCACGGCGCCCAAACGAAAGAGGTGAGATGTAGGTCTTATTACCAAGATAATGGAAATAGAGCTCAATAAAGGGATTCTCACGATTCTGCACCCACGGGACGATACGGATAGTCGTCTTACCTTCGGTGGGCTTCCAAATGGATTCACTGCGGTCAGTCTGCTTAGTGAATGTGTTCAGCTTTGCCTTTAGGGCATTAAAATCCAGTGCCATACTTTTACTCCTTTTAGTGTTTAGTGTTGAGAGTTTAAAACTCCTCGTCATAGTATTATAACGAGGTACTGCTTATTTGTCAAGTAGTGATTTTTATAAATTAATTATATTAGAAATTTTAGTATTTACTTTTTTCAAACGACCATATGCAGTCACCAATACAGTGTTCTGCAATTCAGACCAATCAATCTTATATGATTTATCTAATACACCACCATTCTTTTCTTCAATTAACTTGTTAATTGCATTAATTGTGTAAATGGTATTTGTTTGTTTCTTTCTATGAACTGAAATTGTAGATTCCGGTGCTGCACCGCGAACAGGTTTCGACATATCAATGTTGTAGGTTAATATGACTTGATTTTCATCATTCACATTGTCCAACACATATACTGAATTAAATGCAAGAGTATAAACTTTCTTAATCTGTTCGATTGTTACTTCTATGTCTTTCTTTGCACAAAAAGTACAGAGTAATTGCGTTTCTGCTTTCATAATATAAACTCATTAGGGTAAAGCTTTCCAGCGTTAATCTCCTAATAAATATTATTATGTACGGTGAAACCTTATATTTTTATCATCTCCAACTCATCATAATTTCTACCTTTATACATTCTTGTTGGATATCCACCTTCTTCCAACAAACTCTTGATACGGGGAAGCATAGCGGTTTCTGACCTATGTAAATCCAATAGTAATGCATCGTATGTATATAGAATTGGTTTGGTCAATTTACCTTCCAATAATTGACACACCATAGATACTTTGGACAATGCTTCTTCTGTTTCCAACCATTGTACGGAATAATTAAATACTTTGTTGGGTGAGGGTTCATCTACTATTATACGTTTTCCACTGTTTGTTTTAATAAACCCCATAACCTTATAAAAATCCCATAACTGTTCAGAGTATTTTCGTACATTATGGAAAAACTCTACTCCACCAAAATCCTCGTTCATACCATACATTAGTGCGAATGTACGCGCCTTTGACTGCTCGTACTCGTCTGGCGTCACTTCCTGCTTGCCGTAGTATTGTTGGGCGAGATAGGTGTGTACAGAACTCGTGGGCAGGTTATAATTGATTTGTGCCCCAACCAATCGAAGATGAAACGCCTCATAGTCAAATTGGATAAGTAAACCATCATCACCATATCTACTGGTAAATGCTCGGCGAGTACCATCGTTTTTATTGATTGCCGCGAAGTTAATTCCACCATACTTGTTACTTGGACGACCTGTTGATGTATAGGGATTGTACTCAGAATATATAGTATTATTGTTTATATACTTTTTCACATCACCATAATGTTCCATCAACACAGCAGAATCAACATAAATACCAGATTTCTCAATAGTAGTTAATGTTGGTATAACTTTATTATTAACAAAATCATACCCATCTGGAATTTTATTATAAAAAGATTCTTTTAGAAACTGAGTTAGTTTGTATCCATATTCGACCCACATCATAAGTGGAACACTCAGATGTAAATTCTTAAACTGGAATTGTTGCAACATTCTGGTGATAATCGGGGTATAGTATTCTCGTATTTCGGGAATGACTTTACTGGATAGATGTAGTATTGTTGCAACATCATGCACACGTTCCTGCGGGATGTTGAACGTGTGAAGAATTTCTCTTTTATAAAGTGTGATTACTTTAAATGCACGTTCCAATGAAATGGACATTGGTATTGCGTCGGGATGATTAAATGGAACGCAGTAGTAATCTTTATCAATAAGAATGTGAAGTGACGAGATGGTATTTATTGCGGGATGTGAGTGTTGATCGACAAAAATAGGCACCACGACTGATGCCTCAGTTTCAATTCTGTTTTGTAGTTTTTGTAACTCCGTAACCGATTGAACGACCATTTACTCCCCCGACCAAAACTCCATATAGTTTCGTAAGTGATTCGTGATACCAGGTAACTTTTCCTCTGCAAGCGATAAAAGTTCTTTGTTTTGGCTAATCACTCCCTTGATTAATATATTGTCCCCACTTGGCAAAGTCAAGATGGTATCTTCCAATTTACCACGTATTATCCAATCAATGGTAGTTTTTCTAAATAAGTTATTATCTTCAATAGCTGCGTACTGCCCACCATCCAATTCATATATCAAACCATTACGTTGCGCAGTATACTTGGCAAAATATCGTGGTTTGACACGTTTATCAATATCTTCTTGTGTAAGTGTAGGAATAACATTTTGTATACTGGCAAGCAAGGTTTTCTTTACATCCGTGTTTCCTAGTATGTCAAATAATCCAGTAGGTATACTATCCATAAATTATTTACGGTTAAGTTTGATTTCTAAAATACGGTGCCATAATATTAAATGGTATGATATTCAATCTAGCATAAATATTAGTTGTCCATCCTCTATCCATTGTAATAGTTTCTGTAAGGCCGAATACTTGGAAAGCGCCTATCTTTTTGTATTGCTCAGAAATTCTATCTACCCAAAATATCTGACCGATACTAAATCCTGCTACACCAGGTATGGTTAATTCTACCGTTGTTGCTAGTTTACCAGGTGCTCTCCATGCATGAGGATTTGCGGGAGTTATAGTATTAATACCCAGCTTACCAATTGGCATTTCCGTTTCCGATGCCATTTCTTCTCTCATTCTATCTGGAAAGAATTCAAATAAATTTTGTGCCACGAGGAAATATTGTTCCGATGGAATGAAATTACCAATGTTGGTTATAATATTTTGCGTCTGTTGTCTATATTCCGTAAGTGCCTGATCTGTGTTATCCAGTAATGCCAGTTCACCAGCCAGTTGTTGTTCATTAATAATGACTTGATTTAACGCAATACGATTTTTTAAGTCTTGTAAAAATGTAATGGTACTAGGTGTAGTTGCACCACCTGCATTTGTATATGCTGACCGTGGAGCGGATGGAACTGTTAATAGTTTTAATATTTCATCATCATTTATTGGTGTGACGTATGTTGTTCGTTCATAATCACTAACACTTAAAAAAGTTCCCGATGTAACAGTGTATGATGGTATACTTAATCCAACAGTCGTATAATAATTTTGAAGTAACGGTAATGCAGCGTCATTGTTATCTTTCAACCTGCCATCGTTCCATTTCGAACGTTCTGTATTTACTGTATCTACGATAGTTGTAACTTTATCTTGTGGTGGACGTAAAATAACAAATGGTATTGCTCGTTTATCTTGTAATGACGTTGAGGTAATTCCACCATTTACCAATGTTAAATTATTATTGAATCCAACCGTGTCCGATAAATTTCCACCAATAATTCTTGCACTCGTAGGACTTACAGATACAACGATATCACCGTGCGAAACACCAGTCCAAGAAGTTGTCTGTGTATATGTTTGGGTGTTCCATACGTTATTTTCACTTCTGTTTGCTACTACTATATCGCCAACTTGTAGTTTGGAGTTGAGAGGATTTAATACTTGAAATCCTCTACTATTTCGTCGTAAGTCTTGTGCGTACGCCGTATGAGAAGTTCTCGCAGGAAAATCAACACCGGCAGTTTTCATAACATAACTTATGAACGCTGCACTCCACGCTGTATTATTGATAAATGTTTGTTGTGATGTTGTTGGCATTATCGTATCTTACTATTTACAATGTTTACTAAATTAGCTTGCGACTGCGTTATTTTGTCTACCACTTTTTTCTTTCTTTCATCGGTAAATAATGCCTTGTTAATTCCCGTCGTACTGGTAGCATCCGCAGCAAATCCAGGTCTTGCTCTACTTTGCGTACTTCCTCCCGATGCTTGTGTATCATACGCGGATACGAATTTATCAAGTTCATCTTTCTTGAAGTTATTAATCAATGATACCGTGCGTGCAGCAAATATTTTTTTCAATGCGGTTAATTGCTGCGGTGTTAGTTTTGGATTGAGAGTATTTAATTCTTGATTAATTGCAGCAGCTTCGGCGGTAGTTAACAAATTTTTGTTTGCAAACAATCGTTTTAAAATACTTTCAATTGGTGCTGGTATGTTAGTTGCTCCAAATCCAGCTTCGTTCAAACTATTTTGTACAACACTACTTAATCCAGAAAATTGTGTTTGTTTTAAATTTGCGTCAATAAATGCACTGACCGTGGCTCCCGTTGCTGCGGCTGATGCCTGTGCCTGTGGTTGTGTCTGTCTGGTTTGTTGTACATCCACTGTTGGTGAAAATATGTCATCAACTACTCGTGCCCGAACAAAGTCTGTTTCTCGTCGTTCTGGTGAACTTACGTTATTATTTAATGCCGATATAGCTAATTGTGAAAACACCGCTTTCGGATAATCGGTTTTAACTTCAACATTAAGAACATCTGGTCCGATTGTATCCTCATCCAAACTACTTAATTTTTTATTGAATGTATATATTGGTTGCGTTCTATTTCCAGCTTGTGGTCTACGTACATTATCATCCAATATACGGAACCCTGCAACATCGTCGTCAAAGAAAAGTTTTAAATCCCAGTAGTTTTCAGTTGCGGAATTCATATTTCGTAATAGTGTTTCGAATCCATCCATCCACGTTCTTGCATTTAAAAACGCATTCTGTACTGCTTTACTGTTTACGAATACACCACTGGATAATGGGATAGCATCACTAACTCTTCCAACTGATTGAAATTGCGAAACATTTAATTTACTAAATACTTGATTTACCCCACCCACTTGGGTACCTGCGGCAGCATTAACATCATTAAATCTATTGGATGCTGATCCAGATTCAATCTTACCCAATACAGAGGTTTTAAGTGTATAATCACGACTATTGGAATTACTTTTATTAATCTTGTCTAGATTATAGATAATCATTGTAGCCGGTTGTGTAGATCGTAAATCTTTATGGAATCCAATATATGTATCTGCCGCTTTATTGATTAAAAACGGTAGTTTATCTGTTGGTTTAATTCCGCTATTTACAATTTTGAGTAAACCGTCATTTACATCGTTTATGAAATAATCAATGAAAAAATCAAATCGAATGAAAAATGTATCTTCGAATCCAAGGTCATTAGTTACGTTGAGTGTCTGTGATGTAGGCAATGCATCCTTGATAGCTTTGACATCATCTGGATCGTTAAATTGTAACACCGCCAATGCCTTTACATCACTTGGAGGTAATGCTGCGATTTCGTGTAGTAATTTAGAAAACTTTCCATTCAATTTAAAATATTGATTTATGGAAGTATTATCTTGATTACCTGTTTGTCCAGAAGTTAGTGGATTATTTGTTGCGTATGCCGAGACATACATAATATTATCCGCTTGACCGTACGCAGTAATTGTTACTTTGTATACATTATTTTCTAATGTTGTTTTTACATTGGCGATTCGTGCTACGGAAAAATCATAGTTGAAATTATTTGGCTTACACCATTCTTCTATTATCTTTGTTCTTGATGTTTTATTAAAATCACGAATGACTTGTAAATCTCTATTGTTCTTAAAATCTAAAATCTTCGTTAGTGATTTTGTACCAGTTGGTGTTGTAGATACTGATCCCCATTCAAGTATAGCTGTCATTCCAGGTACAAATGATAATATCTCCAACAATTCCAATTGTTGTTGGGTATAACAACTTACTTCAAGTGTAAATTTTAATACATTACCATTTCGTGTACGTTCTATTCTTGCACTTGTAATACCAGGTGGTGGAAAATTCTTATTGGATTCTCTTCCCCCCTCTGTTACTAATGTAGGTAAGGTTCCTCTACCCCCTGTGTTTGCTAACGTATACGAGCTATCTTGTTGTACATGTGTGTACACTAATTTCTGTTCACCGGTATTATATGTTGTTCCGATAACCAATCCATTATTTGCAGCTGTACCGTACAGGTCGGACGTAGAATAATTTAAATTATCCCACCCATGCAATCCCAACGTAAATAAACGATATCCTTTGTAAATTGAGTATCTTGTGCCCAATCTAGCTTCCAGATCAGACATATCGGCACCAGTAGTAAATCGTAAAAACGGAGCACGTGTACGTACTAGTTCTTTTGAACGAGAACGTTTATTTAATTCCGTTTGTAAATCTTCTCGAAAAACATTTAGTGTTTCTACTGGGTTTATTGACATAAATTATAGTAACCCTGCTGATGGAATAATAAGTTCAATACCGCCAGGAATGAAAACAGTTCCATTGACATATCCGTTGGCTTTGGCAATAATCCACCACTTAGATGCGTCTTTATAATATCGTGTTGCCAACGAATCAAAACGATCACCATCTTGCGTTACAACTTTAAATTGAAACGCATCGGGAGTAATTGGGGACGGTAGTATAGTGGTATAATACTGTACCCCCTTATCAGTTTTTTCAATTTCTAAGTTAGTAGTATATCGTGATAACATATTATATTATGGGTTAATTATTGGATTTCCACTTTCATCAAGAGGAACAGTGCCTTCATTATTTAAAACTGCTGTTGTTCTACCAATCAAATCAGCATATGATGCTGGTGTGGGATTGTCTGCACGTTCTAAACGAGGTAGTGATATAGTATTCTTTGATACGGTGTTTACACCCGATGGTCGTGGTGCAAGTTGTCGTGCTAATGCGTTTAGTCCTGGAATTTGTGATTGTACGTATGCTTTTTGTTTGTTCAAGAATTCTTGTGCAGCAATTCTACTGTCTGATATTCCTGTGTTTGCGATTACATCATCACCGAACAATTGTGTAGTGAGTATTGGACTTGTATCCAATTGTTTTATGTATTCCTTTTCAATAATATTGTATGTCATATTCAACTTAATTGCTTGTGGGAGTTCTTTATCTATATCCCATGGAATTTCTTGAAAACGCATGTCAATATTTTCTACATACCCAGGTTGATTAACTATTACATTTCCTATTGTAATCCTTGCAAGTGGTGGAACCATAAAACCACCCGCATTATCTATTGGGTAAACTAATTTGTTTAACATATTTGCACGAGTCCAAATAGTTTCTAATTCTGCTTCACTAAATGCAATAAGGTACATACTGAACGTTAAGGTTCTGTTCATACCTTTGTATGTGATGAATCGTTCTGGTCGTCCAACGTATCGAACTTCGTCGTATTGACCCTTTGCATTGTGATTGATATCTTCAATAAATGCACGAAAATTAATACCATTATCAAATACGCCAGGAACAGCTATTTTGAATTTAATATAGTCTGCGTTTTCGTTTTGTCCATCCAAAAATGTTGCATCTACTACCGCTCTATTATTTTGTAAATTAAAGTTATCTTTAATATAGGTTGCGGTAGTTATACCATTAAATGTTTTTGGTGTTGTTGCACTACGAACAGAATCGGTATAATCTGCTGAACTACGATAATCATTTCGTGGATCTACACCATATGCAACTGTTGCTTTATTTGTATTGTTTAAATCCTTTACCTTAGCAATTGCCAACGTTGCACGTTCTAAATAGGCAGATTTCTCACCTTGATGGCTACGTATAACACCATCATTTTCTTTCATTATTGGCCACAAATCAGCTGCGTATAATGAATCGTATGCAGTTTGGTCTTTGGTCAATGTTGAATTTGACGCATTCAATCCTCGTAGTATTGCATTACCCGTTGCAGCAACGGTTTGTATACCTCTACCTATTTGACCCAAGTTGACTGTATTACCGATTGAAAAATTCGTTCCCAATCTACTATTCAACCAACTGGTTCCTCTGCGAATAATTCCAGGTACAGGAATATTTGTTCTATTTGCAATACCACGTAACGCGTTATTAACTACACCACCTGCTGCGTTAAT